AGCCCATATCATAGAAAAATTTGACGGAGAGTTGATAGATGGTCCTTTCTACTACAAAAAGCCAATCAAAGCCTTTACATTCCCAGAAGATACGTATAATTATAAAGAATATAAGCCTATAACGGTGGATACTACACAATTAGAGCTCTTATGAGTGATTCACGGCAGAAATTAAAAGCTAAACTAAAAAAAGACATGCTTTTGTTTGGTAAGGTGGCGATGCCAAATATGTTCAGTTCAGAATCCCCCGCCTTTCACGGAGAAATAGCAAAGAGGTTACATGAAAACAATCTTAAACAAATTAATATCATTGCACCGAGAGGTCATGCCAAAAGTAGTATTGTTGGGGGAGTTTTTCCGCTCTATCATCTACTTTTTGATGAAGGTCCTAAACTTGTTGTTCTTGTATCTCGTACTCAAGATCATGCAGTTAAACTCCTGGGTACAATTAAAGATGCGTTAGACTACTCTGAGCAACTAAGGTACATATTTGGCTATTGGGGGATGAACTCTGCTAGAAAGTGGACCAGGTCAGAGATTGAGCTAAAGGATGGTTCAATGATAATATGCAAAGGTACTGGTCAACAAATTCGTGGAATAAAAGTCGGGAACCAGAGACCTACGTTGATTATCCTAGATGACCCAGAGGATGAGAACAATACTAAAACGTCAGAAGCTATGGAACAAAATTTAAGATGGTTGTTACAATCTGGAGTTCCTTCGTTAGACCCTATGAGAGGAAGAATCGCTGTCATAGGAACCCCGCAGCATGAACGTTGCATGGTAGAGCTACTGAAAGGGATGAAGGGTTGGGAAACAATGACATTTCGCCCTGATATGGAAAAGGGAGTCCCCCTATGGGACGCAGTCTGGCCTATGGAAAAACTGCTCAACAAAAAGGCAGAACTAGAGTCTATAAACAGGGCGAGCATTTTTTACAGAGAATACATGTGTCAGATAGTTGGCGATGAGGACCAACTATTCAAACAAGAGATGTTTCAGTACTATGATGGTTTTGTAAGGATAGATAGCGATGGGGAAGCTGTATTACACATAACGGAGTTAAATGGTGAAAAGGTCGAAGACGATAGAATTGTTAATATATTTACTGGAGTAGACCCAGCGTCTAGTACAAAGCAGACTGCCGACTTCTCAGTGATATTCAATATAGCTATTGATGAAGATATGAATAGATTTGTTTTACCCTATTGGAGGAAACATGCTACGCCATTAGCTGTTGCTGATGCTATCCCACAAAATTTTAAAACATATAACTCTAAGAAGACTCGGATAGAGGTTGTTGGATATCAGGAGATGCTTAGGGAATACGTTAGGCAAATGGCTGACGAGCAGGGTATGTATGTTCCTGGGCTAGAGATTAGAGAGAACCCAAGGAATGCGAAATCTAGTAGATTAGAGTCTATGCAGCCTGCATTTGCTCAAAGAAAAGTTTATATGATGACTAAAATGACTGAATTTGAGAATGAGTTATTACTCTATCCACGAGGTAAACATGATGACTTGTTAGATGGTATGTATTATGCTAATAAGGGATGTTATAGGCCTTATGGAAGAGATAAGAAAGATACTCAAGAAAAGAAGAGATCTTTTTTTTCACGAGGAGCGGACTGGTTGACTGCCTAAATTAGATAGACTATATTTTTTATATATTATAGCTTCTCTACGATGCCAAAGTGGATATTTAGTGAAATTTAACTTCCTAGGTAGAATGAAGTCTTATATGGAAGACAGTGATTCACCTAAAAAAGAGGTCGTTAAAATAGACGTAACCTCTTATAATAAAGATAATAGAGTTTCTATTAAATCCTCTGCTTCATACAACTTTAATTCTTTTGTAGATGACTTAGATAGGGTTACGAATCCTACTCCCCCTAACAATACGGAGATACTTGAGCTTTGAGAAATCGTACAATTCAAGAACGTATAAGTTTAGAACCAGCTGATATCCTAGAAGAAGTCGCAGGAGCACCTGAGCAATTAGAGATTCATCCTGAGGTAAAGAAAACGCTTGAGCTGTTTACTGAGTATGAAAATGCACGAAATGATTGGGCGACTAGATTTATGGAGTCTATCCAGTTTCGACAGGGTGCTCAATGGTCAAAAGAGCAAACAGAAATATTAGAACGAAGAGGCCAAGCTGCCATCGTTGTTAACAGAATACATCCTATAGTAGAAACAGCAAAAGCGTTATTAACATATAATAGACCCCAGTTCCGCTCTACTGGGAGAGAAGACAGCGACACTAGAACATCAAAAATTTATTCAGACGTTATGGCTTGGATTTGGGAAAGATCAAATGGTAATACAGAATTAAAACAAGCTATAGATGATTATTATGTAGGAGGTATGGGTGTTCTTCAGGTATATCAAGATGCTCACATTGACATGGGTCGTGGCGAGGTCTTGATGAAATCATTAAATCCACTAGATGTCTATATAGATCCAAACTCTCGTGATACATATGGTAGAGATGCTGCTAATATAATAATATTGAAAGTTTTAACTGACGAACAAGCTAAAAAAATGTTTCCTGAATATGAGAACGTATGGAGTAATGCTACGAGCGTTATGGAAGCTGATCATTACCCAGGAACTAACTTAGCAGCAAATGAGAACCAATCTTTCTTAGGTGGAACCAATACAGATCATTATCATGTAAAAAGGAAGTACTTTGAGCGTTATGAGCGTATTAAGGTAGATTTTCATCATGTCTTTGAACCAGACACTATGAGAGAAGATTTGTTTAGCGATGATGAATTTGAAATTTATATGCAAGAAACTACAATGTGTGTGCAGTATAAGGATGGGACTAAAAATTATTTAAACGACCCTGAGCAAATAGCCCAGTATGAAACTTACATAGAAAAATCAGGCTCTGTCTATCATATGGAGCAACCTGAGCCTCAAATGAATCCAGAGACAGGGCAAGTTGAAGAGATGCCTCCTCAGATGGTCCCTGGAGAAGAAGACGAAAATTCTATCCCCGACTCTACGATCTACCTCATCCCACACACAAAGGCACAGTTTGTTGAACTTGGTTATAATCTTTATAATCAAATTGAGCAAGACCGCATACAAATGATAGTTTCAGTCGGGGATAAACTTATGTATACCAGGATATTACCCTGTGAGGACTATCCTATTGTTCTCATGCAAAATATTCACAACAGGAATCCTTATCCTGAGAGTGATGTAAGACTTTATAGACCTTTACAAGAATATGTAAATAAGATTAGATCTCTAATTATAGCTCATGCCTCCACAAGTACAAATGTAAAACTTTTAATACCAAGGGGATCGGTTGACAAGAAACAAATCGAGGAGGAGTGGGGACGGGCTGGTACTTCTGTTATTGAGTTTGACGCAGAGCTCGGTGCTCCCGTGGTTGCTGGGCCAGTTCCACTACCAAATGAGCTTTATAAAAATGAGGCTGATGCTAAATCAGATTTAGAGTACGGATTCGGAATCTATGAAATGATGCAAGGTTCTGGGCAAGGGGCACCTTCTACTTATAGAGGAACTGTAATTATAGATGAGTTCGGTCAAAGAAGAATTAAATCTCGAAGAGATGATATAGAAGCTGCTTTGAATCAATTATGTAAAACATGTATACCATTGATGCAGCAAATGTATACTGAAGAAAAAATTATTAGATTAGTTCAGCCTAATAACTCTATGAAAGAAGTTACGTTGAATCAATCTATTTATGATGAATATACAGGTAAGGAGATCGAGCGAGTACACGACATGACTGCTGGTAAATATGATGTTGTTGTCGTGGCTGGATCTACATTACCTGCTAATAGGTGGGCATTACTTGAGACCTATCAAGAACTTTATAAAAATGGTCTCATTGACCAAATTGAAGTTCTTAAAAAGACCGACTTGGTTGATCTTGAGGGTGTGATAAACCGCTCTGGTGAAATGGCGCAATTACAACAAGCACTACAAAGTGCTGAAGAAGAGATAAAAACTCTTCAAGGTGATTTGCAAACTGCCACTAGAGAGGATTTACATTCTAAGAAACGCCTTGAGGT